TCGCGCTCCGCGATGCCTGGGCCGCGGTGGTGCGGATCGGCATCGAATTCGGCATGACGCCGGCGGGCCGGCTCCGGCTCAACTCGGCCGATGCCCCCGCCGACGAGCTCGACACGTTCCTGGCGGGCCGGGGCCGGGGATGAGCCGTCGCGTGGTGCCCGCGCGGTGGGTCCGCTGGCCCGTCGATCGGCTGGCGGTGGCCGAGGGCCATTATTTCGACGAGGCGGCCGGCGCGCATGCGGTCCATTTCATCGAGACCTTCTGCCGGCAGTCCAAGGGGCGGTGGGCCGGCGAGCCGCTCCGATTGCTCGACTGGCAGCGTGATTTCGTCATGCGACTCTTCGCCTGGAAGCGGCCCGACGGCAGCCGGAGATTCCGTTCCTGCTACCTCGAGGTGGCCAAGAAGAACGGCAAGAGCACGCTGGCCAGCGCCTTGGCGCTCCTGATGCTGGTGGCCGATCATGAGGGGGCCCCCGAGATCTATCTGAACGCGGTCGATCGCACCCAGACCCGGGCGGTGTTCGACGAGGCGGCCCGGATGGTCAAGGCGAGCCCCGCCCTGGCCCGCCGGCTCGACTGCCTGAAGACCCTGCGGATCGTCGACGAGCGGGGCAACGGCACGATCGTCGCGAACTCCCGGCTCGTCGACTCCAAGGACGGGGTCAACGCCCACGCCACCATCTTCGACGAGGTCCACCGCCAGGCCGACCGCCGGCTCTACGAGGTGTTCCAGTATGCGTCCATCGCCCGATCCCAGCCGCTGCACCTCTACATCACCACCGCCGGCGAGGACGACCTCGGACTCTGGCACGACCTCCGGGAATGGACCGAACGGACCCAGGGGCCGGCCGGCGACGACCTATCGCATTTCGGTGCCGTCTACCGTGCTCTGCCGGAGGACGACGTCGATCGCCCCGACGTCTGGCGGAAGGCCAATCCCTCGCTCGGCGTGACGTTCGCCGAGGCCGATTTCGCGGCCGACCTCCGGGCGGCCCGGGCCCGGCCCGCCGACTGGAACAATTTCCTGCGGTTCCGGCTCAACATCATCGCCGCGGCCTCGGACAAGTTTATCGACATGGAGGTGTGGGACCGGGGGGCCGCGGACCCCCGCCCGGTGGCCGGCCGGCCGGTGTATGCCGGGCTCGACCTGTCCAAGACCCGCGACCTGACGGCCCTGGTCTATCTGGCCGGCGACGAGGCCGGCGGCTACGACGTCTGGGCCAAGTTCTGGCTGCCCCTCGACAATATCGAGGAGCTGTCGCGGTCGCACCGGGTCAATTACCGGGGCTGGGCCGATCGCGGCTACATCACGCTCACGCCGGGGGCCCGGGTCGATTACGCCTGGATCGAGCGGGAGATCGTCGACTTCGCCCGGGCGCATGACCTCCGCCGGCTCTGCGCCGACCCCTGGATGGCCCTCGATCTCCTGACCCGGCTCCAGGACAACCACGGCCTGCCGGTGGCCCAGGTCCGCCAGGGCATCGTCAGCCTGAACGACCCGACCAAGACATTGGACCGGCTGATCGGCGCCGGCCGGTTGCGGCACGGCGGGCACCCGATCCTCCGCTGGCATGCGTCGATGTCGGCGACCGCGCTCGACGCGGCGGGGAACGTCAAGCTCAACAAGCGGCGGAGCCGGGACAAGATCGACGGCATCGCGGCCCTGATCGACGCCCTGGCCGCGGCCTCGGGCTCCGGCCAGGAGGGCGGGGACTCGGTGTTCAACGACCCGGGCTATCGGCCGCTGGTGGTCGACTGGGGCCGGGCCGGGCCGGCCGGGGCCCGCGGTGCCCCGATGGGCTGGCCGCGGTGAGCGTGCTCGCCCGGGCGGTGGCCGCGGTGGGCCGGGGCGTGCGGGCGGCGGTCGCCCCCGGCGAATTGCGGTACGGCTACCGGCCGCCGGGCCACACCTACGGCTCGCTCTATTCCCTGTCCACCTCCGGGGTGGTCGTCTCGCCGGAGACCGCCCTGACCCTGGCCGCGGCGTTCGCGTGCATCAACGTGCTGGCGTCCGACACGGCGATGCTCCCGTTCCACGTCTATCGCCGCCGCAAGGGGGGCGGCAAGGACGTGGCGTCCGACTTCTGGCCCGACCAGATGCTCTCGCTCTCGCCGTCGAGGGAGCACGACTCGATCACGCTCCGCCAGGCGGCCATGGGCCACGTCCTGGGCTGGGGCAACGGCTACATGGAGATCGTCCGCGATCCGGCGGGCCGGCCCCGGGAGATGGTCCCGCTCGACCCGCGGTGGGGCCAGACCCAGCCGTACCGGGACCGGGACGGGGGCATCTCCTACAAGATCCACGGCGGGGTGGGCCCCGATCCCTACCTCCGCCAGGCCGACGTCCTGCACATCGCCGGCCTGGGCTGGGACGGCCTGATCGGCTATTCCCCCGTGGCCATGTGCCGCCAGGCCATCGGCCTGGGCCTGGCCTGCGAGGCCGCGGGCGGCACCCTGTTCGGCAACGGGCTCAACGTCCAGGGCATCCTCACCACCAAGAAGCGGCTCACCCCCGACGGCCGGAAGAACCTCCGGGAATCGCTGGAGTACGTCCACGCCGGGCCGTACAACGCCAATCGCCTGCTCATCCTCGAGGAGGACAGCACGTTCCTCCAGACGTCGATCGACCCCGACGACGCCCAGTTCCTGGCCACCCGGGCCTTCCAGGTCCTCGAGGTGTGCCGGCTCTATCGCTGCCCGCCCCACAAGGCCATGGACTACAGCCAGGCCCACCTGGCCAACCTCGAGCAGTCGAACACGGACTATCTCCAGACGTCGCTCATGCCCTGGCTGATCAAGTGGGAGCAGCAGTGCAACCGCAAGCTGCTGACGGCGGCCCAGCGGGCGGCGGGCTACGAGTGCTCGCACGACGTGTCGGCGCTCCTGCGGGGCGATTCCGCGGCCCGGGCCCAGCTCCACAAGACCCTGCTCGAGTGCGGGGCCACCAGCCCCAACCTGATCGCCGGCATCGAGGGCCTGCCGCCGACCGCGGGCGGGGATGTGCACATCTTGCCCATGAACATGGTTTCGGTGCCGGAGCTGGCCCGGGCCGGCTCCGCGCCGGCCGAGCCGCCCCTCAAGGACCGGCTCGAGGACGCCCCGGAATTGCCCGTCTCCGAAAGGTGGCAGCAGAATGGCCACACCCATGCCCATGCCCATGCCCCGGCCGGATCGGCCCCCCTATGAGCGGCGGAACGCCGCGCCCGGCTCGTGCCGGGTGGAACGCCGCCAGGTCCCGGGCGGGCCCGAACAGGTCTTCATCGTCGGCTATGCCGCGGTGTACGACTCGCTGTCCGAGGACCTGGGCGGGTTCCGCGAGGTGATCCGGCCCGGGGCGTTCGACCGGGCGCTGTCCGGGACGGACATCCGCGCCCTGTTCAATCATGATCCGTCGTTCATCCTGGGCCGCCAGCGGTCGGGGACGCTCCGGGTGGCCAGCGACGGCCGGGGCCTCCGCTACGAGATCCTGGCCCCCGACGCGCAGTGGGTCCGCGACATGGTGATCGGCCCGATCGACCGTCGCGACCTGGACGGCTCGTCGTTCGGCTTCGCGGCGATCCGCGACGACTGGGGGACGACGCCGGAGGGCACGCCGCTCCGGGAATTGCTCGAGGTCCACCCGTTCGACGTCAGCCCGGTGACGTTCCCGGCGTACCTGGGCACCGCGGACCCCGGCCTGGCCGTGGCGCTGCGGAGCCTGGACGTCCACCGCGAGGCGGCCCGCCGGGCCGCGCTCCCCGCCGTGGCCCATCCCGATCCGGCCTGGCACCTGGCCCGGCTCGATTCGCTCAGGCCCTAGGCATCATCCCTTCCCCCCTCGTCGGAGGCCCCGGCATGGCGACCGAACTCGCGCGGGAACTCATGAAGCAGAAGCTGGCCCTGATCGCCGAATACCGCGGCCTGGCCGGCAAGGCCAAGTCGGAGGGCCGGGAGATCAACAAGGAGGAGGGGGTCAAGACCGAGGACATCTGGAAGAAGATCCAGGAGCTCGACCCCCGGATCGCCATGGAAGGGGTCGCCGAGCGCCAGGCCGAGCTCGAGGCCGAGGAGCAGGAGGAGGACGAGCCGGACGAGGAGAAGGACGGCCCGATCGACCCGGCGTCGGGGGGATACAACGACCCGGGCATGCGGGGCCGCCGCCGGTCGCGGCCGATGGACGGCTCGCCCGACCTGCCCCGGCCCGATCGCAAGCACAATTATTCGTTCATCCGGGCCGTCAATTCCATCCTCGAGGGCCGCAAGCTGGGGGGCCTCGAGGGGGAGATGGACGCCGAGCTCCGCAAGTTGACCGGCCGGGCCGCCGGCAACGGCCGCAACGGCGGCTTCTACGTCCCGTGGGACCTGCGGGATGACCCGCGGTGGA